GGAAAATATTCCTACCACCCCATACGGGGAAAAGGCTTTAACCCTTTCGGGTCAAGGCCACGTCAGTCCCAGCCAGGGACCAACGCTGTCTTGATTTTCCAATTGCCTCGTTCGCGTAGGGTACTAAAACCTAAAGTTGGGGTGGCACCTTGGCTAAGGTGCTCCAGCTTCGAAGGACGCTTCTCTCCATTGGAATAGAGAGAAGCTAGAACTGCAGGTTCAAAAAACTTAACCTGCACCTTCTTCGGTTTAAAGACCCAATGACGTACCAGATACCCCTCAAACATCGGAAACTTTGAAGAGGCGAGTTTAAAGTCGCCTTTCGGAGTCGCCGAGTAAAAGACGGTATCTCCCAAGGATTGGGGCCCGAAGGTCCTCAATTCAACATGCACGGATCGCAAAGCTCGCTTCGCGGTCTTCGGCATGGGGATGTATGTTCTAAGAACTCCGTTATGGAATTTTCGAACATCATGGACGTCTCGAAGCAACGACCGTACGAAGTACGGTCGGACATTAGCTCCAAGGAAGAAGTCCTTCCCACAAGACTCACGAAATACCCCGGTCCAGAAGGACTTAGAGGCATTTACCGTGAATCCCAGGGAGGACAGAGCAGAGGTGAGGAGCTCGACACCCTCGACGCCAATCGTTAGATCGTCGCCGAAGGCCGAAACTTCCCACCATGGTAACCCTAAGTAAGTGCAGACGGCGCGAGCCGCCGACACAAACAAAACGGTTTCCATTTCGAACGTGTAACCATTTCCCATTGAAGAGAATTTGGAATACACGCCCGACTGCTTACCCATTCGCCAGTGGGTACTGCGGCATGCCTTCATTGCTAACAGCCAGTCGGCTGGAAACAATTCCTCGACCACGGTTTTGGCAACCGTGTCCGAGGCCATCGACAAGTCCAAAGTCGCTACTTTTCCCGTTAGGGATCCGTAGCAAGCTAGAGACCGGTTTACCTCCTGAGTACTAAGATCAACTCCGTGACGGAGAAGAGCTGTTCTCATGAGCTTACCGATACCTAGCTGAATGAACGAGTCGACGGTAGGTTCCGCTGCGATAGACCGTAAAGTCTTCGCATCCTTGGGTACTAAGACGACCTTGTTGCCATCACTGACGCAATAGAAGCCCCTTTGAAAGGACTTCCAGAGTACTACTTGGTCTATGAGAGGACCAAATAGAGTGAGGCAGCGGCCTGAGCCGGTAATCGGCTCAAGGTATTTTTCGTACACAGAGGTACGGGGGTTACGAATGCTTGTTGTAGCACCCGGTCCCCATCTGCAGTGGTCGAGAAGCTTTTCGTAGGGGAAGCGTCCTAATATGTGTTCGATGTTCCGCTTCGTCATCGATATGATGCGATCAACGGGGTACGGCGGAAAAGCCGTCCCATCGACATACCAGGAACGCCATCTTACGTTAGTCTCTCTACACTGAGCCTCCGCGCTCTCGAACCTCCCGAGCGCTGTCTTTCGCTTGTCAAATGACGTCGGCAAGAAATCAGCCTTCGTCAGTAGCTTGGTGGCTTGATAGGCCCGGAAGAACATCTCCGGATCGTCGTACCACAAAGCGTCTAAGGGGAGCCCGTCTGCGACTTGATCCCACTGTTCGTATCTTATGAGGATACAAACGGATAAGGATCGAGCACAGTCGAGTTCTTCCAATAGTGACACGCAAAGTGACAGTGTGGCCTCCATCGCCTCGGCTTTGCCGAGCTTCGATGTGGATGAGAACAAGTAAGTAGTTCTCATCGTCCAACACCCTGACCCTGAAGGTCACGGCGGGGAAGAATCGCAGTAACTTCGCGACAAATCCTATCACTGTAGCCTCCATTTCGGATCAGGTAAAGGGTCTTCTGATCATCCAGTTTGCCGCGAAGGTGGTGGGCTCTCACGAATGAGATAACCTGCCCCCAACTCAGCTCGCTGAAGTTTCGGAAGAGTGGTCGAGTCCATTGGATATGACCGCGAGTGAACACGGAAGGAACACCATACTCGATCCTAAGATCAAGGAAGTATTCCCTTCGCATTCCGCGGCCAAACCTTCTGAACGAGACCCAGTCTGAGACACCGATTGTAATCTCGGTGAGTCGTTCGGTAAAGAAGAACTCTGTGGTTTCATTAAGATTCCGCATTGACTCCTCAGTATCGGACGACTTACAGACTTGCATAGTAGCCTTAGACATACTAACCTTTCTGGCCGTTTGGCCATGTGTTGGAGAACTTGATACAGCCGACGGTTAAGTCGGCATCAGGTAAGTCTTAGCCCAGTCAGAAACCTGGGTGGCTTGAAAGCCCAATGGACCCATCTTGAACAAGTCGGCCCGGTTTTGCGCTGTTGAGCGCGCCGAGACGACGAACTTGATGAACATTGCGCAGTCATACGCCCAGGTCGCTGCCGGCAAGATACCCGATTGTGTCGAGTTCGAGACCGTCTCAAGAGTCGGCATGATATACCGATAATCGAGCGCGAACTTTCCCTTTCCAGCATTGACATCCTTGGACATCTGGGCCGAACAGAGGATCCGATTAAAGCCAACAGGAACCCCAAGAGGGTTACTGGCGGCCGTCTGATCCTGCCATTCGAACAGACCGTCCTTGTTTGACGCCGGAACGAAAGTGTGGTTGACCGGGGTGCCTAGGGCATCCGCGATCACGATGTTGGCAAAAGTCGCCATCGTTTCCTTCTACCGCTTTTAAAGCGGTGACTCGTTATGAGTCAGTACCGTCTAGGGACATCCTAGACGGGTTCATAGTGGTGGGTAATCTCATCCCCACCACCCGCCCCGACGACCAAGTTGTCGAGGTGGCTTAGCTCCAAAAGCTTGATAAGCTAAGGCCATGGCGTTCCAGACGTGATCGGTACTAAACGGGTTCTTGAATCTCGGAAGCTTCGGAGAAGGAAAACTCGATAGAGTCTGCCTACTGAAGCGAGCGAAATCCGTGTTCCCGTAAAAACCGAGCGCATCTGTATACGTCCAGCCCGCACTCGTATAGCTCCTGGAGAAGTTACATTGCCCTGACGACGTAGCTTTCTGCAACGTCGAGTAGCATCCGTCGATGAAGTACCACCCGTGATCAGCTGTAAGCTGATCTAGGTAGTCTCCAATTGGTAAAAACCAATCTACAACGAAGGACCAGGGAGTAACCTCCCACAAAACCCCTAAAGGGTTTGTGAAACCAAGCGCAGCTGGCTCAGCAAAAGTCATGTCCGGGCGTGCCCGAATCATATACTTAGCTATGGCCAGATTAGTCGTGAGACCACAGTTTTTGGCAGCAGCCCCAGGCGGAAAGTTATAGAGGTAATTCGACGTTTTTGACGCGTCGACTCTAGGACCTTGCTTAGAGCTACACCTAAACACGTGATAACTCGATTCGCGCTTGTGGGTATTGTTCACCAACTCGTATAAATCGCTCAGCAGGGGTTTCCACCCATACTGAAGCGACAACCAAGTCTGAGCAATATCCTTTCCCCTTAGCTGCCTAGCAGTCTTGGGGTCGCCACCGAATCTTCGGATGGCGGATGCGATGTTACCTCTCCGTATATCCCGGGCTGAGTAAGCAAGCGTCTGAAGAGTGTTTATCACACTCCCAGCCACCTGTTTCCTCTCCCCGAGCATGTTCGCGAGATTGGCTCCATCTCCTTTCAACTGGTTAAGCAGTTTCGCCGTCGCTTTGTAGTTCGCGTCGACAAGCATGCTTTCATCGACCTCTCCAGAACCATATAAGGCCGGCATTGGGCCGTCCTCATAATGGTAGAAGAAGGAAGAACCAGAAGACTCGGTGTGACGAACATACTTGTTCCCCATGTCCCACCTATCCCACGACTTATTGTAATCGAGAGGCGTGTTTTTATTGAAGCGATCCATTCGTCGCCAGCCCGAGCGTTTTTGAACGCCCGAGCCGCTGACTTCTAGATGCTTCCACACCCTCGACACAGTAGAGTCGTAAGGACTATAGTTGGACTGGGTCACATAGTTCTTGTTTGTCTCTTGAGTAAAAAGGACCGGCATAAAGTTCCTGAGGTGATAGTTGCAAAGCTACCATCCCAGACCTTCGTGCCGTGGCTAGCTCTTGTATGAACTGACTGTTTGAGAAGACAGTCGCCGTTTAACCGGCAGCCGACACGCTAATAGGAGGCTCGCGCCTCACAACCCGGTTTCCCAATCGGGATGGATTAACGTGTTGACGATCTCGTTCTTTCTAAAGGAACGAAGGATGGCTAAGTGCCCGATCGTCAGAGAAGGATACTCCCTGCTCCTTGAGGTAGCGAACTAAGGCCTGCAGGTCTTTAAGTGGAAAGCTATATTCCATGCCGAACATCAAGAGATAAGTCTCCCCGAGGGGGGACTCACTCTCAAGGTATTCGACTTGGAAGCTCCCATTATCAAAGACCATAGTAGGATCCATCGTTCACTCCTTAGGTTGCAGAGGGGTAT